AAAAATTGAAACTCTCCACCCTCATATTCATCATTTAAATTAATAGTCATTGACAATTTTCTTGTATTGTCGTGAATAAATTCATTGCCAGGATCATGTCTCTTTGTAAATCCATCACCGTCACTATGATAATTGTAATGCCCATTAATTCCGTATTTTGTTATTTGCATAGGCTCTGCTGAACTAATTTTAAAATTCCAATTTGCTTGAGAATTTGCATCGTTCATATAGTCAAAAACAAGATCGTAAAGCCACTGTGCACTTGTAAAAGAAACTTGAGATTGCCGTAAATTTTTTGCAGGAAGTTTTATACAATTTCCAATTTTGCCGCTTTCCCATTTGTTATTATTAATTTTAATAATTTTCTTGCACGTTTGTAAATTAAGATCGTTTTTATATTTCCAGTAAATCATGGTTTTCTATAGTTCAATTTCAACCCATCCATCAGAATTATCGGCTTGGTAAGCATCTTCATCCCAATAATACTTCTTGTCATCGTCAGGTCTTGTTGTTGGTGGTTGCCAATCATCATCGCTGTCTAATGCCCATGATGCGTATGGCTGTGGACTTATAAACTTGTCTTTGGTTGCGTCAAAAGTAAAACCAATGCCAGCAAATTGCTTTCGGAAGTTGTTGTTGTAGCTGGTCTGTATCCAAGTATCGGTTGATACATTGGCTGCCAACCAATCCTGACATTCCTTATCTGACCAAGCGTTATCCATTACTAAGACTTGTTGAACGATGTTGTTATTTATCTGTGCGTAATGTGCCATGTTATTTTCTACCTTTGATACTGCCATCTTATCGCTACAAAACCTGACCCGCCAGCGGCACCTTTATTGTAGTTTGGAGCATTAGTGTCTCCTCCACCACCACCGCCTCCACCTGTATTAACAGTTCCAGTACCAGCCAAGAGTTGAGTGCCGCCATAATACGACGCTCCACGACCACCGCCCCCAGAACCACCATTACCACCTACCCTAGAGGTCTCCCTGTTCTGTCCTCCACCGCCTCCACCAGCTCTAGTAACTGAACTGCCTGTGATACTTGAAGCAGTTCCTGCGCCACCATGAGAACCACCTGAGGGTGGTGTTCCAGCAGCACCAGCACCACCGCCACCAGCACCTCTATATGCTACATAGTTTCCACCACCGCCAGCGTTGCCTTGCCCACTAGGAGAAGCTGCACCGCCCACAGCACTTGTCTGGTTTAAATAGTTATCACCGGCTCCACCTCCACTGCCTCCTGCATTTCCATTAGTTGATGAATTATTGCCACCAGTTCTAGTTCCTCCTGCTCCGCCCCCAGTCGAAGTGATGCTAGAGAAAACAGAATTGCTGCCGTTATTTCCTGTTGCAATGCTATTTTGCAATGCTCCCCCAGCACCAATTGTTACAGTATATCCTTGGGCTGAAACACCTAGCCCTGTAGCAGTTCTAAAGCCGCCCGCACCACCACCGCCTGCTCCGCCATTAGCACCTCCCCCGCCGCCGCCGCCAGCAATTACGAGATATTGTACGGTTCCGCCGTCATCTCCAACTGTATTAACAGTAAAGGTTCCAGAACTTGTAAAGACACTTATCTTAAAATTGCCTGATGTAAGTGTGCTGTTGCCGCCAGAGGCATTCATAGGAGTATACTGAGAAAACTCAAGAGTATTAAGATCTTCAATATTACTTCCTGCTATAGTATTAATCTTTTCTAAATTGCCTATAGCAATGGTGTTAAATTTTTCTACTTCATTTGCCATTATGCGTGCTCAATCACATCCATACTTGGGTTTATGTAAACAACGTCAGGGCTAAGTGCTACGCCAACTACATTAACAAATGCGCCATCTGTACTTGGGGCTGTGTGGGTCATGGCTCCTGCTGTTTCTGAGAGGTACAATGTTGATCCTGCTGTAAAGGCAAATGTATCATCTCTTATAAATCCATGAAGCAACACTGTTCCTGTCGCAGTATCGCTGATTGCAGCAGGTGCAATGCCTAATACTCTAGCCGTAGCATATGCACTCGCATCAGCTGTAACTACTTCTTGTGTTGTTGTATGAATACAAACTAACTTAAATGCTGCAATTGCTCCACCAGCCAACATTTGTGCTGATAGCCCTGTAAAAGTCTCATCAGTACCAGCAAGCAACGGGGTTGAAATATTTACAGAACTTGCATCTGCAAGAACTATGTTACCAGCAACAGCAACATTAGTTGTTCCTGTCGGAACTCCTAAAACAGTTGCGTCAGCGTCATTAACAATGGTGACATCATTAGTTGAACCTTGTCCTGTAAGGATTAAACCTAATGCAGCTGTGTATCCTATAGCTGCATTGTCACCAGCGGCTGTGTCTCCATCAGGTTCAAAAGTTGATGCCGTAGCTGTTCCAACAATGTCTACATTCGTTGTACCAGTTGGTATGCCTAAGACAGTAGCATCTGCATCATTAACAAGGGTAACATCATTAGTTGAGCCTTGCCCAGTTAGTATTGCACCTAATGCAGCTGTATAGCCTAATGCAGCTGTGTCTCCAGCGGCTGTGTCTCCGTCTGGTTGAAAATTACCACCTGTAACATCGCCAACAACATCTAAAGTACCAGCCATTGTAACATTGACTGTGCCCGTAGGTATCTCAATTACATCTGCATCTGCATCATTTTTAATAGTGACATCATTAGTACTGCCTTGACCTGTAAGGATTAAACCTTCAGCAGCTGTATAACCTATAGCTGCATTATCTCCAGCAGCAGTATCTCCATCAGGTTCAAAAGTAGTTGCAGCTGCAACCCCAACAACATCTAAAGTACCAGCCATTGTAACATTAACTGTGCCTGTAGGTATGCCTAAGACAGTTGCGTCAGCGTCATTGACAAGAGTAACGTCATTAGTGCTTCCCTGCCCTGTTAGTATTGCACCTAATACACTTGTGTATCCTACTGCAGCAAGATCTCCAGCAGCTGTGTCACCTAAAGGTTTAAAAGTTCCTGCAGAAGTTACATCACCATTTAATGTAAGTGCGCCAATTTCATAAACTACTGCAGAGCCAGCGCCACCATCTGTAGCTATAATTTTTGTCTGGCCAGCAGCAATAATAACATTTGCTCCTGAGCCTTGTGTAAATGTCAATGCATAACTTGTAGCATTGTTCATTATCCATACTTTAGAACTTGTATTTGGGAGCAAAGTAATAGTGCAAGCTTGACCACCGCCAGTTAAATTTAAAAACATAGCCCTGTCAGCGTCAGATACACCATCACCAATAGTTATGTTGTCAGTAGAAGCATCAGCAATAGCTCTTGTGCCAAAACCTAAAGCTTCTCCGATAAGCTCTAAGTTGACATTTGTCTTCGTCCCCCATGTGCCTGAGTTTTCACCATTGGCCATTTCCTCAAGACGTAAATCATTTACATAGGTGCTTGCCATTTATTTTCTCCTCAATCAATACGAACTATTGCATTCGATGCTGTCTGAGCAGGGAAAACAATTTTAAATGTTCCTCCTGCAACAGTAAAATCACCACCAAAATCTAAGATAGCTATCGCTTCATTCCCACTTGCGCTATCGTTGTATATTAATGCACCCCTAGCAGTAAAAGATGCAGAAGTCCAAGCAGGATCATTTGAATCAAAACAACCACTAGTGCCGTTTGTAACAACAGAAGCACTTGCTAAAGTTTCACCACCAGTTGAATATCCATTACCATTGGCAACTTCATTACTAGTTGTATATGCAGTTGTTGCTGCACCTAAACTTGCAGAGCTTGTGTAGAGTGCAATCTTTATTGTGTTGGTATCAAGATCGTGGACACCCAACATAACATCTCGTTTAAATTGTGTGCACATTGCTTGTGTTATAGCCATTAAATTCCTCCGTTATATTCAGCTGTATAAACTCTTGCCATCTCTTGTTGGAACAGCTGGACAGCTTCATCAAACTGGGCCTTATACAAGTTTAACGTCTCTGGAGACTTTAGGAAAGAAGAACTTTCATAAAGGCAAGCAGAAAGCAAGAGGTTATCTGCATTATCTCCAATCCAACTATTTGCATTTCCAGAAGACAAACCTGTTTCTGGTGCAATAAAATCAACTTGATATGCTATTGCTGCATCTGGAGTTGGAGCCAAAGTTATTATAGTTCCTGACGTTGTAGCATTTTTTGTGCTATACATTTCAGGGGTTGCTTGAGTAGTTGAGTTAGGCCAGTAATCTCTCAAATAAGAATCAACCCTATGATCAAGATAAGAGTTAACATTTGCAATTGTAATTGAAACTTGCCTAATCATTCTAGCATTAGCTATTGTGTAATCAACAGTCCCTTGAACTAAATTTCCAGTTGATAAAGACCTAAAACATGGAAGATTAGGCAGCCTCTGAAATATTATTTCTTCAGCTTGAGTTATTATTGTTGGGATTGCAGCAACAAACTCTGTGCCGTCATCCTCCATAAAACTCTGTATGTTGCTAACAAGTGTTACATAGTTCATTCAAAATCACCCCAAGCACCTTCACCCCAAGTTGTAACGCCCCAACCAGTATCAGTTTCAATAGATTCAGTTCCGACTGCGCCTGTGCCACCAACACCAGAAATTTCGACATCTAATACATCGCCAAAAGCTCCTGATCCCCAAGATCCAAATCCCCAACCACTAATATCTACAACTTCAACACCAACAGCGCCTGTTCCAGCTACACCAGTTGCATTTACTTCTGTTCCAATTGCAGATACAGTTCCAACAGCACCTGTTCCAGCTACACCAGATTCAGCAATAGAAACTTCAAGTGCCTCTACACCAACATTTCCTGTGCCACCATCTCCTGATACACCAGAGACTTCAATTGCAGGAGTTTCAACACCAACTGCACCAGCACCAGCTACACCAGTTGCATCTGGGCCAATTTCAAAATTTGAAGCGTTAATATTTGCAACACTACCAACACCTTTTATTCCAATCCCAGGCCTTGTTCTAGGATCTGCAAAAGGATCATAACTATATCCAACCGCAAAAATTGTTAGCTCTTGGTCATTGTCTGGCCTTGGCTTGAACAGGGCAGTTGCGTCAACAACATTTTTAGCTGGTGTTAGCTGTGGGTGCTTAGGATCAAATTCAGAAGGCTCAACACGCAAACCATCCCACTGAGTTACAAGTGAAGTGTATGGGATTTCAAACCCAGACTGGTCACTTATAGCTTTGGATTTTCGGCCTGTTGCGTGTTTAATTGCCATTATGATAAATTCATCGCTGTTGGTCTAATTCGCATTGTTACACCGTCATTGTCTGTTGATGCAGCAAATTCAAATGACTTTTCATAAACTTGTTCTAAAATTTGGTAACGATCTGGTGCAAATTTTAAAGCTAGTTTGCTTGCAAGCCCTGCACAGATACAATCTGACCACCGATAAGGAATATCAGGCTCTTCAGCTGATGCAGTAACATCTTCAAGTTGATTTATTGACCAGTAAACAAGACTATAGTCACTTGTATCTGGAACCTGCCATACATATAAATTTGGAGTGTATTGCTTATCAAGCATATACTGACTTGGTTTTCCTGATGATGTTTTTTCAGGAAGCTGGTTATAATCAGCAATGCTTATCCTGTTTAAAACAGTATCTGTTGTTGAAGCTCCAGAAGTATCACGAATAACAACATCTATTAAATCAATAGTGCCTACTGGCAAAGTATATGGCGTTGTCTGACCATTAACGAGGATTAGCGTGTTATTTTGAACAGCCCAATAATTAATTCCACGGTTTGCCCATTCACTAAATAACAAATTCAAACTTCTGCGAGCAGAAACTGCTTGGTCACCAGTTCTTGTTTGAGTGTCAATACCACAACGTTCATAAGATTCTGTTATTATCTGCTCAACATCAGGTCTAAATGCTACTGTTCCAGAGGTTGCCATTCAACTATCCTAATATTGCTTAATTGCCCTAATAACGATCTGATAAGTATCACCAGCAGCACCAGCACCTGTCGTTGTAAAATCAACATCACCAGTTCCATTTGCTCCATAAGATGAAGTTGTAGGCAACCCACCAAATTTAGAAAAATCTTGGTAGCCAGATTGGTTTTCATCAAGATGCAGAACTATTATATCAGTGTCAGCATCAGCAAGAACTTCTGCAGTCATGCCTTTAATTACCCACCAACATTCTGCAATTCTAACTCCACTGCAGGTATCACCATTAGCACTTTTCTCTAAAGCAGAAACATCAATTTTATTTACTGCACTTTCATTTCCAGTATCTACATATTGATATTGGAAAGAGAAAACGCACTCTCTTGGGTTATCTATAATTTTCACGACTTTGGTTAAATCAGCCATATTTCACTCCTTTTGAAACAGGGGCCGAAGCCCCTGTCCAAATTATATATTAGGAACTCTCAAAAATTTTACGACTTAAATTTGTGAAGTAAACATAGAGATATTCTAAAGCACCAGCACCAGCTTCAATTCCAATAAAAGGAATAAAATCTATGTCATTTGTTAATGCAGTTGTTCTTGTTGTGCCAGATGCCACTGCAGTTCCTCCTGTAGAACCAGAAGTTGTCGTAACATCATACTGAATTCCATTTACAAAAATTGCAGCTTCACGAGCAGCATTAATTTGAATACGGAAATGATATTCAGTGTCAGCTTCAACAGTTATTGGCAATGCACTAATAAAATCAGTGCCTCCAATTGAATGAACAAAGTGCCATACAGTAAAATCAGTGAAAGCTTCAGAGTTCGTAGCATCTGTTTGATATTTAAAATATAACTGGTTTGCATCAGTTGCAACCAGTTGATCATTGGTCAACTTCAAACCAGCCCAAACTTTTTGGTTATCAAGAGCATACAAAGCAATTGAACACTCCCAATCAAGTTCATTTTCAGTTCCCCAAAGAGTATCTGCCCAGTAAGTTTCAGCAGTGCCAGAGTTAGGGCAAATAATAGCTTGGTCTTGATCTGCTCCAGCTGTGGTTATTGTAATTCCAGCTCGTGTTGAAGTGCGAGAAACTAAAGCTGAAGTCATGTTTGTGCCAACAGACATAAAATGAGGATCAGCACCATTGTTTGGCATAAACGCTTTGGGAATTACTCTCGCAAAAAGAGTTCCTGAGCCTAAGTTAATTGCACCACCAGTATTATTAGAAAGAATAACAGTAACAACATTTGCTGCAGTAACTGAAGCTGTAATTATAAGATCAGTAACATCAATGCTCATAGAAGCAACAGCAAAATCACCCAATGCTGCACCAACAACAGATACATCTTCTGCTAGTTCATCACCGTCAGCAATGCTTCCCCAGTCTTTAGTTTCAGAACCATTCATGTAGTTTGAAAGTTTAGGAAGACCCACATCAAAATATTGTTTGGCACAATATCGTCGAGTGTCAAAAGCAGCACCGCCATAAGCCGTTCTATTGCGGATAAGCCCTGTAGCTTCGTCTTTACTTACTAAATCAAAGTTATTTTCCGACCTTACTGGGCCGCTGAAAGTTGTAGTACCCATGTCAATCTCCTGTCTTGGGTGTGTCAGCCGAAGCTGTCAGGATAAAATGGGGAGAAGTTTCCCTCTCCCCACAATTATTAGGCTGCGCCACCAGTTCCGAAAACGCCACGCCAATCGGTGAAACCGAAGGAATAACGCTCACGAACTTTGTAACGAACATTGCCTGTCTCGAAGTCGCCTTCCATGCCCTTTTTAAGAGGAGAGCGTTGGAAATGCTTCAGACCATCAGGAACATCAGTTGCAATAAAGAATGCATCTGAATCTGTGAGACGACGCATTACGTGATAGCCTTTTGGCAAGTAGCCGCCAGCGCGAATCGCGTTAATGTCGTTATCTGCAGTTCCTGTGCGAAGCTGAGACTCAAGCAACCGTTCTGCCGTGAAAGCATAGGCAGTTGGGATAACCAGCATCTGACCTTGAGCAGCAACACGTAGGCCACGCTCATCTTTCATGTCAGAAATCTGAATTAACATTTGCTCAAGTGAAGTTTCAGACAGATCAGCGGCAGTTGCCAATGCATTCGACTGGCTACCTGTTCGGGTAACGTGATCAGTCGCACAAAGGGTTTTACCATCGCCACCAAGTACACCAGAACCAGAGAAAGCATTATTAAGGACATTTGCAGCCTTAATTTCTTTGGTTGAAGCCATCGAACGAGCGAGGGCTTTAGTGTAGCGAGAAGCGATAGAACCATACTGTCCATCTTCTTCAGCTTCTTCTGTGATTGAGAAAGCTAAGGCAACGGTCTCATGTTGATAGCGAGCTGTCCATTGCTGGGAAGCTGCATCATAAGAAATTGCTGCGCCTTCATTCTTCACAGGAGCATTACCAAAACCTTCCAATAAGACATCTTCTTCAAATGCTTTTTGGGAAGTGTTGGCAGAAAATACCGCTGCATATTCTGCAGGGTATGTGTCGTACTCAAGACCGAAAAGAGTATTCAATCCAGGCTCAAGCATCTTAGCAAAGGCTGCTCTATTCATAGCCATTGTTCATACCCTCCTATATGCCAGCGATATTGGTGCCAAGAAGGTGCTCATTAATAGTGACCTCCATGACAGCATTTGCGCCGAATGAATTCTCTGGTGCATCATAAAGTGCAAGAATTTTGCAGGAAGCGATTCCTGCAGCCATCGTTCCACTTAATTCAAAACCAGATTGACCTGTGGTTGTTGAGCCAGCTCCTGCAACAACATCAGCACAGTTGCCGATATTTGTTTGAGCAGGAGTGCCAGCAGATTGAACTTTAAACACAGTATACGGATCATCATATATATATGCGATGATACTTGTAGCTGCAGTTCCTGTTGGCCAGTATTGGCTATAAATAAAAGAACCATCACTTGCAGTGTAAGACACCCCAGCAAAAACTCCAATATTATTAGCCTCAGTAGCAGTGTGAGGCGTAACAACACCACCTGATGTTACTATGCAAAGGTCACCCGTAAAGATGTTTTCTGCAAGCTCAGATGTAATGGTGTATTTGTTGGCACGAGGTGCATTACCACTCATGTGACGGACTGGGACGAACCCAAAAGCGGCATCAGCGTTTGCCATTTTATTTCTCCATCTCTAAGTTGTTAATCATCCATGATCGAGACATCTCGACCTTGGCTAGTCGTGCTTGACCGTTCCTGTTGGATCGGGATTCCCCCATTTCTTCCTATCGCATCAAGTTCACCAGGGATTGATTCGTTCTGTTCGTCTGATTTGCCAAGATAATATTTTTTCATAGATTTGAAAGTATCTTCTGGCATCTCACACAACAGCATTCCTTCAACGCCTATCGAACCTGCCCACTGCCCATGATTGATAGTTGGGTATCTCTTATCATCCACTGAGTCTGCGGGGCGAGGATTCCAGCCAGCTCGCATACGTTTGTATACGTTGTCTGGAGTATCTCTACCCTGAATCGAAGTAGCAACCCACCGTTGAACCATCCCAGATCGAGGGGTAGGTGCGTCCAACAGCGAAGGTGGTTTCCATGCAGTCTGAGGGCGAGCCTCTTCTTCACGGATTTCCTTGCGTGATTCGTTTGCTCTAACATTTCTTGCTTGTGCCATAATTAACTCCTTTTCTGCTGACGAATTTCAGCCTCATATTTTTTGAGGGCTGACTCGTCAGTTATTCCAAGTTCCCTTGCCATTCGCAATTGATCGTTAGATAAACGAATCCTATTGCCCTTGTAAGATGAAGTCCCACCTGCAGTTGGTGCTACTGGAGATCTGCTTTTTGGCTTCGTCTTTGTAGGCTCATTTCCTGAGTCTAGCTCAGGAAACAATTTCAGTAAACGATTATTTAATTGTCCATAGTATTCGTCGGATTCTTTATCGTATCCTTCGAGATCTAACTGGACATCTATTGATCGTGCAGCCGCTGTTTCTCGTTCAAAACCGCCAGAATTAAACCATTTGTTTTCTTGCCACCAGCTCATAGCTTTTTTTGGAGTAGGAGCTGTTGGAGCTGCTTGAGGTTGCCTCTGTTGTTGCAGAGCTTGTTGCTGTCTCTGGTTGTTTTGCATTTCAGAGATTCTAGCTGCAGCTCTCATGTCAGCAAGTTGCTCAGTAAAGTTTAGCTGTGCAGAGGTGTCACCCTCTTCAACAGCAACTTCAAAGGCTTTTCGAGTTTCATTGTATCTTTGGTTAAAAGAGTTTTCAGCTTGCTGTTGAGCACTCTGTTGTGAGCCTTTTTCTAAACGCTCAAGTCGTGCTCGCAACTGGCTTGTCTCATCTTGGTGTTTTCGTGCTTGAACTTCTGCAGATCGACGCTGATCAACTAGTTTTTTAATTCTGCGTTGAACTTTTTCGCCATATTCGCCATCTTCTTCTTTTGGCTCTTCAGAAGCTTCTACTTCTGTTTTTTCTGCTTCTGGTTCAACAATTTCAATTTCAAAATCTTCTTCAATACCAGCCTTGCGCTGAGTATCTTTAATTTCACTCTCAATCTGCTCAAGAGTTTCGTTTTTTTCTTCTTCTTGCATGGTGGCGTACTCCAAGTTATCGCCTATTGAACATATGCCGTGATTTCTACATCTTTAGGAATAATTGATGTAATTTCATCATCATTCAGAAGTAAAAGTTTGACACCATTTATAATAACCTTCTGGCCAGCGTACTTGCCATAGGTCACTTTGTCTCCAGCCTTTGGAAATGTACCTTTCCAAGAAGTTCCAGTGTCACGATCCCTATAAGCAAGGTCACCTAGTGACAGCAAAACTCCATTTGCAGTTAGATACTCTTCATTGTCTTGAGATTGTGATGGAAGAAAAATTCCTCCCGCTGTTTTAGTTTTTACTTGGCTTGCCTGAACTAAAACTTTCCACCCGATTGGTGTAGGAAGCTGGTGGGCTTCTATTGATGATTGGCTTTCTTCATCAGTGTATAATTTAACTACGTTTTCATGTTGACGAGTCATGTTATTCGTCTCCTTCATTAAGTTTTTTCATCATTTCGTCGATAATTTCACAGGCTTGTTCTAAACCCTCTGCAACACCGACATTCTTTTGATATGTTTGGAAATCGCTCATACGACCTCCGACCATATCACTCGCTATTGTTGTCTTCTGCTCCCGAAGATTCTTCTTTATCGACTTCAGCAGATCCGTGACTGTCATCTTGCAATCCTATCTTTCCACTGACACCTGTTACAAAAACTTCAACAACTTCTTCGTCGTCCATTTAATATCCTTTCTTTTTTAGCATTGGTTTCTTTTTCAACACTGGCTTCTTCTTTAGCATTGGTTTCTTTTTACCATACATTTTCTTTCCTCCTTTCATTATTAGAGATGGGAATGATGCTCTATTCATAATGTAAACCCTTCTAGTTTTTCGGTTTGCCTCTCTTGAGCTAGTTTTTCAGCAAAATTAGTGTTATTTCCAAAAGTTGATTGTATTCTTGTTTTTGCTGCATTGTAGTTAGCAGGGTTGTAGTTTTTGCTTTGTACCCTTCCTGCAGTTACAAGGTCATTATAAAATTCTATAGCACTTTTTGCTGGGCCACCAGCAGGAGCTACTTTTGATACAGAAGGAGTTAAATCTGGCACTTTCATACTATCAACGCCTATAGAAGAAGCAGACGTAAAAGGATCACTAACAGGTTCTGGATTTAGATTTATTGGGTCTCCTGTAGCTACAGGGCTTTTATTTGAAACACCATAAATATCAAGATCAGCATTCCTTGCAAAGTTATTTAATTGACTAGCTTGTTCTGGACTAAATGAAAGTGGCACAGAAACCGCTTGTTTTTCAACATCACTAGGAGCACCTAAATTAATGCCAAGGTCTCTTCCTTTTCTGCCAAGGGCTTCCATGAAAGGAGATGCTGTAGCACCAGAAAAATTACCTGCAACTGATTTCCCTGTTGCAACTCCTGAAATTATCTGTGCCAACGCCCCATAAGGAGTAAGATTTACAGCTGTGTTCATAAGAAACGTGCCAGGGTTATTAACAATGTTCCTTGCTGTTTTGCTAAGGAAATTTCCTATAGTTCCAAAGAAGCCTTGACCACCTGATGAAGAGCTACCATCATACAATCCTTCTCTTCCTTGTGGATTAAGATCGTGATGTAAATTGCCAAAGCTACCCATCTTATTATAATTGTCATCAAAAACAATTTGGTCTGTTGTTCTGCCTTCTGGATTTACAGAGTTTGGTGTAACAGAGCCAGTTGGCCTTCCATAGTCAAGGTCTGGCTTGTCACCGCCATAGCTATCTCCTGAATCATCAGGCTCTCCACTAAAACTATCTCCTGAATCTCCACCATAATCGTCAGGCTCTCCTCCACCTACATAAGATGGAATGCCATATGGGTTATTGTCTGTGCGGCCAGAGCCACCAGACCTTCTCAACAGGTCAGCTTCACGCTCATTAATAAATGCAACTTGCTCACCTGCAGGGGCATTTCTATTAATTAAGTTTTTAATGCCCATTTGGTTCATAGATCAGGTTCCTGTGGCAATTGAGAAAGTGCTCCCAGTGTAGCTGCAGGAGCACTTAGGAATTTTATAATACTTTCTAAAGTTCCTACTCCCTCTCTAGGTTTGCCTGAAAGTGATGGCTCAGGCAAGAGTTTTGTGTTTTTAGGGAGCTTTGATACAAGATCTGAGTTTTCAGGAATCAAACGAACAAGCTGCTCTTTAATGCCTAAAGCTTCATTTGCTCTTGATTGGTGACGGCTGTCGTGCCCAACAACCTGTCCTCTTCTAACTCCAAGATATGGGATTGCGTCTGGAGTTATGCCAGATTCCATTAGGTCTTTTTGATACTGAACATTCTTATTAACCAAATCTCGAATGTAAGGATCTTCCATTGGGATCTCTGCTGCAAGCTTTCTAAAGTTTGATGGAGCCATCAAGCCAATATCAGAGGCTCCTTCATTTGCTTCTCGCAATGCCTCATAAATATCAACGTCCTTAAATGATCCAATAATTTGAGGAGCTTCACGGTCAAGATTAATTATTTTTTGCCCCATGTCTTCAGCAATTTGCTCAGGAGCTTGATCAAGCTTGCGAGATAAGGCACTGATCCATCTAGATACATCAGGACTCAAGCGTTTAATTATTGAAGATACAACCACTATTCATCGCCAACTTTGTTTGCAATAAGCGCAATTATATATTATAATACACATATCAGAAAGGAAAATAAAATGATGACAGATGATGAGCTATTTGACCTTGGTGTTGATCTACACGATATGGTTGAGAGAGAGCTAATAATTCATGGGATAAAAGAAGATATCTCATGGGAAACTGATGGCGCAATAGATAGAATAGTCATCTCTATAAGAGATTTTATTCCTGAAGTTGACGAACAAGAGCTTGATAGCCCTCAGTAGCGTCTATAATTTCTTGATCTATTACTTGAGGCAATTTGACTGGGCCAGTGAAGATTGACCTTGGATCTCCATATTGGTTCGGTTCAAGTGATCTACGCATTCTAGTCCAGTCGCGCATGAGTACGCTTCTTGGGGTCAATGGAAGTTTTCCCATATAGCCTTTCTCACCAGAGATGAGGTCAGTGTTATATGTTTTATGTGTTGATGGGCGCATAGCTCCAGTAGGGCTAAGGTCAGTTACGCCATGTCCCATCATCTGCTCATATAAATTATCTTTAGATGGAGGAGAAATATTCATCAAGTCGGGGTCAGTTATCGCATGGCGAATAGCACCCATGTCAGGCGCACCTTGTTTTCTCAGCGCAGCCTTATCAAGAGCCTGAACATATGTTTTTCTGAGGGGGCTATTTGTTTCTATTAATTGCATAAACTTTGGGTGATTAATTGATGGGGCGTTGGTAAAAGGAAAAGTTACTTCTTTAGTTTTTGGATTTTTTACAGAGGTTCCTCTGATTACTTTGTTTACGGTGTCAATGCCCTCCCTTGTCATTTGAGATGGAGACCAGATCTGGTGCAAGACATCTGTTGTCATGTGAGCAAAGTCACTGGCAGTTCCAGCCATTGGTGCATATATGCCGACTGGGTTTTCTATTTCAGGAAGTCTATCTGCAAGTTTACTTAGTGCCCCAAGCTCAGATGCCCAAGCTCCTTCTTTTAGACCTCTCATGTAATTTTTACCGCCCTGCAAGTTAACTGGGTTTGCAAGGTCTTGACCTAAAATTCGCATTAGAGTGCCCGTGGCAGTTCTATCTCCGACAAGGGGCACAGCCGTCATTCCCTGTAATTTTTCTATAGGGATATTGCGAATTTTAGCTTCATAGTTATCAGATCTTGGAATAAAAATCTTGCCCTCATCAAGTTCGCTCATAGTAGAGCCAAGCCTAATATTTGCCCCAGGGAACCAATTCTCACCGCTTTGTGGGCCAGAAAGTTTTCTATTCATTCCAGTTAGGAAATTATTAAGAGTTGCAATCCGCAAATAATTAGCAACTTCTTCATTGTCCCTTCCTTT